CCGGACGGATCTATAAAAAAGAGGAACGGCTTCAAACCGATTACCGAATTTTCCGAAGAGATACGTGCGATATACAGCGGATACTTTAACGGCTCTTACGTTTGTTACGTTCTTGCGGGCTGTGACCTCTATTCCATAGATCTCAACAGCAATGAAAAGAGATTGATCGGGAGCATACCAAGCACATGCGACTGACGCTTGGTAATGTTGCCCTCCTCGATTTCGTAATACATATCGCGAGTGTAAATGCTGTACACCGGGAGCTGATTTTCCTTAGTGACATACTTTACGCACATCATAGGCTCATTTCCGATACCGCTGCTGTACACGACGAACGTATAGCGCGGATCAAGCACATAATGCACGAACGGAGGCTCATCCTCATCCGCACCGGCATACGGAAGCGCCATGCGATACGCAGTGCCAGCAATGTGCATCCAGTCAGCAAGTCGCCTGTCGGCAGCAGACTTATTCAGCGCAAACGTGTAATCGTTAAGCTCGTCAATGGCCTTGACCAGCGATTCGTTCTCGCCACGCTGAATGTACTGCACAGGTTCACCGAAGCAATAACCGGTCTTAAAATTTACGATCTCATTAGCGCGGTTCTCGCAAATCTTATGGTTAATCGTCGGGCGAACCTCTTTCACTTTGGAAAGAATCGGCGTTTTGCCCTTGTAATAGTTGTAGAGATATTCAATCTCCGCACTATTCTGGGCATGCACCGTCAGCGCCTTGCTCAGTACGTCACATACGTTCTCAGCGGTTACGGAAGACACGTCCGTATAGATAACCGCTCGACCAAACATCTGCATCTTCTTCACCACCTTTTCTCCTTATATTATGGCATTTTCTGGCTTGTCAATCAATGAAGTTATAGAGATATAATATATCTAATATATATTATACTTTGCTTAAAACGGCCTGCGCTCGACCTTAACTACTCTGCTGCGCGTATCAAGCAGTTCAACGAGCATCGCCAGACTGTCCGGAGCATCGTCATGCTTGTTCTTGCCGGTCTGCACGAACAGCGTAACCTCCTTCATGAATGCGCGGTACTCCTTGCTCCTGTTCGCCTCATCGATGAAGTAGAACTTCTTGATATCCGGCGCAAACTGAATGATCCTCGATAGCTTGCTCTGGTTCGTCGGCGCACGCTTGGTGGTCATATTGATTCTTACGCCATCAGCACGCAATTCCTCATCCACCTTCTCGCAGTACGCATCGCCGCCGTTGTTCGCCTCAAATCGCGCCATATGCGGATGATGCTGTTTCAGCTTGCCTACTACGACAGGTCGCGTAACCTCTTTATCGCCATTATTGAACACCACGTCATGCACATACACCGCATCACCGTACACATACGCAATCGGCATGCTCAGACTATCGCCGCCACCGAACGCTACGTCGCATACCGCAACGATCCGATCAGGATCACCCTCCGGCAGCACGCCGTTATACGTTTGCAGTTCGTCCGGCGGGAACAGCAAGCCCTCACGGATGTATGGCTGTCCCATGTACTTTGCCCACCAGGTCGCCGCGTCAATGCTGTTGCGCATGTCCACATAGTACGCCTTGTCGAATCCAAGCCCGTGCTGATAATTGAAGTTGCTCTCGTCATTCTCATCCAGCGCCGGAATCACCCGGAAGCGGTATCTAGGATTATCCGCATACTGCTCTTGAATGCGTCCCAGCGGATCGAACACGTTCCAGCGAGTACCGACCATCAGTTCCAATGCGCCAAGCTTCTTACGGTCTTTAAGCTGGTTCAGATATGCGTCATACTTGTTCTGCAAGCGCTGCGGATTAAGGCTCTCCTCCAAGTCCTCAATCAAGTCATCACAGTACAGCACGCCGCCACTGCCGATTTCAACAGCGCCCGTCAGCGTACCGCCAACCGAACGGCACGTCATCGTGGGAAAGCGCTTATTCTTCACAAGGTCAAGCGTGCAGTTCTTCGCACTCGTATTCGCCACTGTAACCCCAGGGAACACGTCTGCCCAGCGGTATGTCTCCCCATCGCTGATAATACTCAGGATTTCTCGATAGAATCCCTCCGTCAGCACTCCACTATGACCACTCATGACACTGGCAACGTCCGGTCGATGACCGATCAGGAACGTCATGAACAGAATACACAGCGTACTCTTGCCGACACGCGGGGGTAGGCTAACGCCCAAAAAATCAATCTTGCCATCGAACAGGTCTTGCAGATCACCAACCAGCGGCAGCAACTGCTTGCGCCTAGGCAGATAGAACCGCTTCTCCGGTTCACGATCTTTCTCAAGGTAGATCAGATAGCTATCGAATATGCCGTTCTGCGCTTCAAGCAGATACGTCTTATACACAAGTTCAAGCGACTGCGGCGTGCGGAGCTTCATACATTCCTTACGCACCCAGCGGCTAGTATCCAGATCCTTGGCCTGCACCGCCAGATCAAACAGATCCTTGAGCGTTTCGTCTGTCTGCGGTAGGCGTTTAATTTTTTCTATCATCGTTTTCCCTCCTAAATAAAAAAGACGGCGTATCCCACTCATCGTGAGATAGCCGTCAATGCGGATTATATTATACTGTATATTTAGCTAATTCTTTATATCGCGAACTGCCGACCTTTACCGTCTCAACGTCACGCTTCCCGCTTGCATACAGAACTGCGAACGTCACCTTGTCTTCTTTCTCGACGGTCTTCTTCTTCGGCGTAGCAGCGCCAACCACCAGACCAACTGGCCCGAAAATCATACCACCCACAGCGCCACGCACAACCGAACTCGTCACGCTTGCTTTCTGCTTACTCTTTGTTGTTGATCCTACGATGGACGTTGAAACAATCTTGTCGAACATATTGCATACCCCTTCCACGTTATGCCTATTACTGCAGCCTATACCACTTGCTCCTGCTGATTCCAAGCGCACCACACGCGTCAGTTACCGACATGTCGCCGGATGCTACTCTCTCAGCATACCATTCATATTCGGCAACGGGCGTTGCTTTCCTGCCGTAGCTCCGACCAGTTTTCAAACTCACTCGCTTGCCATCTACAACCGGCATCGCGTCGATACCTTCACGCTGACGCTTGATGATCTTCTCGCGCTCCTGCTCTGCCATAGCACCCAACACCTCGATCAGGATGTTGTTGACCATGTCGCGAATCCAGTCCTGCCCTTGGAAATCAATCAGCGTTGTCGGAACGTCCAGAATCCGCAGCGTTACGCCGTTATCCTTGAACCATGCGATCTCAGCCTTGATCTCGTCCTTGTTACGGCCTAGGCGGTCAAGCTCTTTCACGATCACTTCGTCACCGGGCTTAACCATGCCCTTAAGCTTCTGGTATTCCGTCCGGTCGAAGTTCTTACCGCTCTGCTTGTCGCAGTACACGTTTTCTTCCGGAATGTTCTTATATTGACGCGCTACTACAAGCTGACGCTCCAAGTTTTGTTCCCTTGTCGATACACGACCATAGAACCACTCACTCACCAGCAGTCACCTCGTATTCGCCATCCTTAAGATTCTTGCCCTTCGGAACAACGGCAAGCGTATAGCCCATCGCATTCAGCATTTCAAGCAGCACGTTCACGCTGATGTTCTTCTGCTTGATTCGCTTTGCAATCAGATCAGTGGCACGACCGGGCTTACCCTCGTCGCTGATGCCTACCGCTCGTCCAAGCTCCGCCTTGCTCTTGCCTGTGGTCTTCATTACTTTTTCAATGATTTCTTGTGCTTTCATTTCTCACAACTCCTTTGTGACTAGAGTATATCATAGAGATATATCTCTTGTAAAGGGGTCTTTTTTATTTTTGCGGATAATTACGGGGGTCACCCGGCGCGGCAGGGGAACACCTGTTCCCCCAGGGGGCATACTGGCTGGATGCGAACGGATGTTCGTATAACCAGGCGAACCGGCGAACCGGCCGCGGCCTATACGATCCAATGATCATAGGCCAATGCATTGTGTTCCGAATTGTACACAATATGAAACAGAAATAAATAAGAGAAATAACTCTAAAAAGTTTTGCAAAACCTATTGACATATAGAGATAAATCTCTATAATAAGGTATATAAGAGTTATATCTCTAGAGGAGGAATAAATAAATGACTAGACAAGAATGGACGTTTGAAGTAATGAACGGCGCGTACCTTATGAGTAACAACCGGATCAATGAGGGATATTTGAACGACACTTTGCAAATCTACATTATGAACGAATACCCGATTTACCAGGCACTCAAAAACAACCGAATTAAAAAGACTTCTGTTGCGTGGCAGGCGCTTATGTATGACGCTAACACCCGTTTAAAATGGAATGGATATAACGCAACATGCAGCAGCGCACAATTAAAGAAGTGGCTTGAAACATACGGCGACGGATACGAAACAATCTTCGATACAGTAACATTTATTTCTGATCAAAGACTTGAATTGATGGAGGGTAAATAAAATGAAAAGATCCGATATTATGAAAATGAAAAGTGTAGCGTATTACAGCGGATTAAGCGGCCTTGAAATTAAAAAGATTGAGTATGGTATTGATGATTATGTGCTTTGTGTTTCCGGCGCATGGTGTAGCAAAAAGCAGGCGCATAGAGTGAAAGTAAACTATACGACACGCGGAGACGCTTATATCAGAGTACATGGTTATAGAATCCCGTTAAACGAATGTATCAGAATGGAGGCGTAAAGCATGGGCACTATCAATTATTACACTTCTGATTATATTACAATCGGGCTTGAACCGTATTACGCTTATGATCTGAAAAATGATCAATGTTTCATGGAAGAATTACAGGAAGAAATTGACGAATACGGCGGGACAATAGAAGAGGCAATTGAAAACTATATTCAACAATGTTACTCCGAAGATGAATATAACATTCAAAACATTCTCGATAAATACGATTTTCATTATTTTCACGTTGTAATTAAACCGGGTTATTATGAAGGCTTTTCAATTAATATCGAAAACAATTACGGCCTTTGCTATGATTCTTGGCAGGATAAAAGAGAAGCATTGAAAGAAGCGACACAAATTAAAAAATTCCTGCTTGAATGTATTGATAATGGATTGTGTCAAGTGTTTCCGGGCTGGTGTACTTCTTATAAGGATAGAGAAACGTCTATTGCAGCGGTACAACGGGCAATTAAAGCCATGAAAGAAGAAATAAAAAGTATTCCGACGTGGGGATATTGCGAAAGGATGGGCATCGAATTATGATCACATTCGCCGCACCTACTATCATAGGAACTATCATTCTCAAAGCCGCCTTCCTTATCGCCTGCATGATTGCAGCGGGATTTGTAATTGCACTCAGTGCAGGATTTTAACCGGCCTGCAGCGAATTAAGCAGCAAAGGGGGGGAAAGCGCATGAAAAAAATGGGATGCCTCGGTACGCTGCTTATGTGGACTATCGGCCTGCCGATTGTAACCATGTACTATTTCATTAAGAAGATCAGATAATAAACCGGCCTGCATACGCTGCAGGCCTTTTCTTTTTCCCCTATGATCAATCATACCGGCCTATATGCTCCGGAGCGTTACAAGCCCATTTAAACGCCTCTACCAGGCGTTTTTATTATGGCCTTTTATCCGGCGAATATGGGCATATGTCTTAATTTGCGTTTAAACGCGTTTTGAGCGCTTTTATTATATCATAAGCCTATCTATCTACCGAGTACTTTCAAACGCTCCTATGCCACTTAAAACGCAAAATAGACGCAATAAAGCCCCCGCAACGCTATGCGCTGGAGGGCTATACGGAGGCACGCCCCCGGCACTTTAACGCGGTGAAGCGTTAGCGTATTAACGCGGTAATGCGGTAGCGTGGTGAAGTTTGACCGGATCAGGCCGGTTCGACGTTATTCCCCAGGAAATCTCAATAGTCGATAGTCGACAGGGCGATAGTCGACAGCCATAGTCGACAGCTATGGGATAGTCGATTGCCATAGTTTTTTTCTATATGTCGGAGAAGCGCCGTGTTAATCCTCCGGCAATTCAGCGTATTTCGCTTCAATAGCCTTCTGATCCTGATAGTCATTAATAGGATTCTTCGCTTCAAGCACAATCTCCTGCTTATCCTGATAGCCAAACATCGACTTACCAAGGAAAATACCGGACACAGGATTGATCTTACCGTTCATCATGTACATTTCCCACATCTCCTCAAGGCGCTTATAAGCCTCTGCAATGATAGGCTGATGGGTAGCTGCGCGAGTATCACCATTCTTCCAAGCGCACACGGTATCACGATGCACACCAAGCGCATTGCACATGCCATTGACAGTCGGTTTCATATCATCATCTGCGCAGTGATTGAAATACCACTTCAAACGATCCTCAACCTGCTTCGGATCAGTGATATCGATCTTCGGCATATTCCAAGAAGCCATCACATGCTGCAGATAGCGGGAATTATCGCCCTTTACTGTAAGCATATTATCTTCGCTGTTAATTGGCAAGTTATTTTTACGAGCCATTATCGCGCCCTCCTAACATTGATCATAGTGCAGAACTCCTCAAACGGAATATCCAGAACGGCGAAATCATTATCGCTGCCGATAAAGAATACCCTCGTCTTATCCTCTTCAAAAGAATCAGGCTCAAAAAACTCCACGTTAATCATATTAACAACAGCATTGCCGATACGAATATAATTCATTCCGATTCCTCCTCTGTGTAACAGTATCACATGTAACAGGCACTTCCAAATCCTCTTTATATATAGAGTATTTATCATTTTCCTCTGTAACTCTATTTTACCTGTTACACTTGTGACACTTCTAAAAAATAAATAATATATAGAAAAATAGAGGGTAAAAGTGTCACAGGTAGATTCCCCAGATTGTGACACTACCTGTGACATTAGAGTATTATACCGTCCAGAAAGTCGTTTGCTCCTCAATTCTCTGCGGAACTATCACAAACTGGAACACTCTCTGAACCTGTCCATTAAGCCGAACCTGCGTCTCACGCTCAATCCGCTTGCCCATGACCTCACGGAACTTCGGCAGGAACTTCGTGCGACTAAGCGGCTTATGACCGGCATCCTCGCACCAGTGGCGATAGTCGCGGTACAGATCATCGCGCGACACCTGATCGCCAAAATCCTTATCCCGGCAGAACTCCTCAACGGGATTGCTGACCGCTCTGAACTGATCAACGATCTCCGCATGCTCATTCGTCTCGGTGAAGTAACCCACATCGCGCAGCAGTCGATAGCCAGCATACACCCAGTTAAATATTCCGGGCAGTTCCGAGAGAAGCTTCGGCACAATGTCCACATCGCGCTTACGCTGCATCGGATCGGACGGATCAGGGTCTTCAACATACTGGCACGGGAAGTTGATAAACCACAGTCGACGATCAAGGCCGTTGACGATCTCAGCAGACGGGACAGCGTTGCAGGCGAACACCAGCTTGCAGCGGGGCTTGTACTTGACGTAATCCTTGCCCTTGTAGCAGGCCTGGATGATCTGACCGTCAGCGATCTTGAGCAGCCATTCACGGATCTCACCGCGCGAGAAATCAGAATTGATATCCGCGCCGATATTGAGCAATGAATCCTTGATCGTGATACGCTGGAAGTCCTGCGGCATAGAAGCCGGTTCAACAGTCGATACATTGCGTGCGCCAAAAAGTCGCTGAATCACATCCAGATAAACCGACTTGCCGTTACCGCCCTTGCCCAGGAGAACGAAAATCTTCTGATGCTTGCAGTCAGGCATGAGCGCATAGCCGGGAATGAACTGCAGGTTCTCCTCGCGCTTGCCGTCATCGTTGGTTACGTCGTTGATGAACGCAAGCCAGTTAGGGCAGCGTGCGTCCGCGTCATAGTCGTAATCCATGATGATGGAGCAATAGTCGTTTTTAGAGAACTCGCGGAACGTACCCGTCTCAAGCTCAAGCGTACCGTTCTGGAACGTCAGGACAGGGGAGCGGTCGAACTCGGAATCATTGAGCGCGATGGACTTAGCCAGCTTGCAGGCGTTGGCTACGCGGTTAGCGGTCGTGAACTGTTCACCGTAGACCTCACCGGCGTACTTCTGGACAGTCAGATCGGACACCAGCACCCATACGCGCCCGTTCCACTCATAGAAGCCGACGTTATTGATGTAGGTGAGATCGTACTTCGTGACCACCTCGGATGCAACGTCATGCTCGGCAGGAACGGACGTGACCACTTGCTTGAGAATCTTGATATCATCGGCAGAAAAGCGTCCACCCTCGCGCAGTGACTTAAATAGCATCTCAAGATGAATTTTCTTCATGCCTCTAGCAAGGGGCTTGAGGAAATCTGCAAGCTCGTCAAGCTGCGTGAACGCATTGCAGACGTACTGCATGCCATCGACAGCGGACACGACGATGCTGTCCAAACTGCCGCCTGCCGCGTAATACTCGGAGATATCCTTGTATCTGTCCGGAACATGACCGACCACGAACGGGATGCGATGCTGCAGTAGAAGCTGTGCCATGCGCTCGGTGAACTTGTCACCGGCATGAGAGCGTTCGTCGTTGTCGTAAACGATCAGGACGCGCTTGAAACTGCGTGCAGCGCTGAGTACCATAGGAAGCTGCGTGCGGCTGAATGAGCCGGTGATCGCGGACAGCACCGGATAGCCCTGCGCCTCAAACGATACGGCATCGAAGTAGCCCTCGGCAATGATCAGCGTATCGCCACCACGGTCAAGCGTCTGCAAGCCCCACGGCACGTGCTGACAGTAAGCGTCAAGCTTCTGCTTCATGTACTTACGCTCCGGATAGCTGCCACCGGGCATCGCGCGTGTTGCGTAATAGCAGCAGTACCCGTTCTGGAAATAGGGGAGGAATAACCTCCCCTTAAGTTCCGTATCGGTGACACGACCGATCATCAGGCGGTCAATGTCCTCGTCGAACAGGCCGCGTGCGTGCAGGTAGTCTCGGTCTTCCTGGGTAAGCTTGCTGTGGTAGTATGCAGCGCGGCTGTTGAGATCGCGCGTATAGCTCGTCCAGCGCTCGGAATCGTCGACACCCTCCAGCGGCGTATTGGTGATCGCGGCAAGCTCACGGATCGCAGCGCCCTTATCGCCGTTATGGTGCATCTCGGCGCACAGGTCGATGACATCACCGCCCTTGGCTGCGCCGAAATCGTACCAGAAATCAGTACGCACGACGAACGAGGAACGGTTCTTCGCACCAGCCCTCAAGGGCGATACGCACCTGTCGCCATCACGCATGATGGACAGGCCATTGCGCTGCGCATACTGCACGCAGTCGATATTGGCCTTGATTTTTGCTATATCATACATGGGTATCACCCTCCTTTTCGTAGCCGCAGGCGATTGCTCCGATGTGTTCAAAGGACACATGGTGCTTGCAATGCTTGCAGCAGTAATAACAGATATTTTCACCGAATGCCTTGATCACGCCGGGATGCTTACAAGGCTTGACCATTATATCGGAGAACTGACGCTTGCAGCGGGAGCAGGTAATGTACTTAGCCATTGACCATCACTCGCCAGTTTCCGACAGGCTTGAACGTATTGCCTGCATCGTCGATGATTGTAAGACCGCCAGCTTCGGGCGCGGTAGCGTCGACCTTGGCAAGATACTTGCTGGACACATAGCCCACAAGCTCGTTATAGCGCACCTGACACCAATCGTCGACAGGCTCGGTCAGCACTTCGACGATATGTCCCTTCGGGATCTTGCCAATGATCGTGCCGGTGATCGCCCATTCGCGGACGCGCAGCGGATCAGACTGCGTATTGACAACAGCGTTGTAGAGTACGGGCATTCTGATATCCTCCTTATCAATAGGCTGTTCGTTGGGCAGTGCAGGACGCATCCAGTGCGTCCACTTATAGCTATCGACCGCGCTCTGGATCACGCCCTTGCTAGAGGATCGTGCATCGATCACGCTGCCGTCAGACATGCGCCAGCCGATATGCTGCATCGTGTCTCCTTCGGCGCGGGAG